ATTATAAACCCCTCATAAAAATAAACGCTTCGACAAAAGTATCAAACCCATCATAACTTACACAGCCATGCCTTACACAAAAAGATTTATATGTCAGGCTTTGCTTATCTCTATCAATAAAAATATACATTATTCTAGCCCTTGTTTAAATAAATTTAAATTTAACCATGCACCCTCTAATGGCAATCTTAAGGTTTTGGTTTCATCTAAGCTAAAAACATCAAAGTCATTTTCCTCAACCCATCCATCTGCATTATTCCAAAAAAGCGTTTTATCGTTTATACACTTAATTATAAACTTATCATTCATCATTCCGCCCCCTCGTTAAGTATAACAAAGATTTTAGCTAATTGTTCGTTCGTTAAGGTTAGCCAATTTGTCGCCCCTGCCGTAGAGGTGATTTTTAGGCTTAAGTAATTTTCGCCTTGCGTGAGTGCGAGTTTTTCTAGCTGTTGATTTAAGTAAGTCATAATTAAATCCTCTCACAAGCGAAACATGAGCCAAAAGCGGCAACCCTATAAACAGTCTTATCATAACACTTAACAAAAATGTTTTTAACACCCTTATAGGCTTCGTCGATTGCAAAGTGTTTAGCGTCCCATTCATAAGTAAAAACCCAAACTTGGTTGTTAATTTCAACAGAATAATTCATATTAAGCCCCCATAACAGAATGGTTAAATGTGAAATAATAGCCGCTATCGTCTGAACCATAGCCCATGTTCGTTATGTCCCAATCTAGGTTATGCTTAGCCACTAACGCTTGCACCGCCTTATAATGCACGGCTTCATTGTTTAAAGCATAGTCATAACTGATTGTAACAGTAAAGCCGTTAGCACTCGCTTTAATGCGTGAGCCTCTAGTGTTTGTTGGGCTTAAGTATTTAGTTTTAATAATAACCATTTTAATAATCCTTTTCAGAGTTTGGCAGAATTAGCCCCTTAACCCTCGCTATAAACAAGGGCTAAAAGATAATTCTAGTATATTTTTCTTAACGGTCTGTATTCTACACCATAAGCGTTATTTATAAATAAATCTACAAACTGATATTTGCCATAGTTGCGTTGAACCCATCTAGATAATTCCGCTTGCGTTTTAAATTGTTTTATTTTCCACATGATTAAGCCTCTGGATGATTAGAATTATAAACAGTGCGAGCTAACTCAATTAAAGTTTTAGCCTCGCTATCGTGCAAGCCGTTGCACTCTGCATAGCGTTCATAAGTTAGATAATTATTAACATAATCTAAGTATATATCAATTAAAGTGTTTCGCATTTTAATACCCCTTGTCTGAATTCCCGCTTAAGTGCGGTATGTGTTCACTATACATTATTAAATAATCAATGCAAGCATTATTTAAACATTTGTTTTAATCAATAATAATCTAATGATAAGTTTTATTTATGGATATTTAAACACCGATATATTAAATAGGAACGCACGCGAATAACTTAATAATAAACCTTTGTCAAATACTATTTTATTATATTAAAACAATTATATATAAATAAATTGTGCAGTCTTTATTGTTCAATGTTGAACAGTATAGTTTGTATTGATTGAGTTTACTATGTTTGGCTTATGGGTATCACATCGCACCCTTGCACCGTTCAATGTTGAACAACACTATCATCTTAGTATCATATAACTATATAACTGTATAGTCATATAAGCACATAGTAGTTTGATAGGGGGGGGTATGTTATGTGATTATTTAAATATTTATAGGTATCACAGCGACCACAAAAAAGGTAAATTAGGGAAGCAGGACAGATAACACTATCTATATAGAACAAGAAAGGTATCTAGGACGAACGTAGAGGGGTCTAAGACAAGAGATAATTATTTATTGATACCAACATATCACTTAAGAGAGTTAATCAGTCCTACGATGTTAAACAAGGGAGTTGACAACTTTGGTTCATGCTGCCGCATTTCACTTCCGTAGGACAATATATTTAATATATATAATAATATTAATATAATATATTATTATTATATATAAATAATAACTAAGTAACTAATTAGTACTATATAGTATTTAGGGTAACATAGTTTTAAATAAAAGTCAACAAATAAATAAATGCTTGTTATAAACAATAGTTGACAAAAGCTAAATGATATGGTATAATTAGAGTATTAACAAATGGATAATTCTTAATGAACCCAAAACCAAATATAAATATCCTTGTTCAAGAAACAACAGTTGATGCTCCTGTTGTTGAGAAAAAGAAGAAGGGTGGTAAACGAATAGGTGCTGGTCGCCCTGCTTTAGTTCGTGAGAATTACAAGCGGCAAGAGATGGGACTTAAACCTATCCCTAAAACCCCTATTAATGCTAAACGAGATGCAAATCGCATACTACCCGTTAGCAAGAAGGCAAGACACCAAGAAATATTAGCTGGTTTATTAAACAGCAAGGGTAAGGCGGTAATCCAAAAGATATTGGACAAAGCCCTAACTGATGGCGATGCTGACCAAATGGCGTGTCTTAAGTTGGTGGCTGACCGAATAATCCCTGCTGATTATTTATCTAAGGCTAGTGGTAAGGGTAATCAAATTAATATATCCATCACGGGGATTGGTCAAGTGGAAACTTCCACCTATGACAACGATGATGTGCAGGATGCTGAAATAATTGAGGATGATGAGTAATGGCTGCTGGTGATTTTACTGCATTTGGTGTTGTTAATAGACCTACTAATTGGTCTTATAATAAATCTATCGGTAATTTAAACCTAAATGCTATGGCAGATGCCAATCGTGGTGCATTGATTGGTGATGTTAATTATAATACCCCTGTTGGAACTGTTGGTTATTCAAAAGGTTTAAACGCACCTAAAGATATGTACTATCGTTATGGTGGCGATAATTTTAATGTTGAAGCAAGACCTAATGGCATTAGAGGAAGTTATATGGGAGATGGGTTTCAAGTGAACGCTACTGATAAATCTTTAGATACCTCTTTTAATATACCAATGGAAGATAAATCTATGGATGCTAGTTTTAATGTTAATTATGATGGTTATACAAAAACCCCTGCTGTTCAAGCACAGATTCGCAAAGAACTATTTAATAATGGATTTATAGATGCCTCAGGTAATATAACACCTAAAGGTTATGAATTTAAATTAACTGGTGGTTTTAACTTTTAATGGCAGCAGGTGATTTCATCCCTTATGGTGTGGCAACAATGCCAAAATATTCTTTATCTCAAATAAAAGATTTTGCTACAAATAATGCTGAAAGTGTTTATCCAAGTAAAGAGCAGTCAACTAAAGAACGAGATGCGTATAGGCATATCTTGTGGCAAGCAATGACAGCAAACCAATTTGGTCAACCAACAGCCAATATGCTTGGTAATATGCACGAATCTCAATTACCTTTTGTAGGGACACCATTCCAACCTGCTGACCAAAAGGCTATGGATTTATATAATAATAGATTGGGTGTGCAATTAGGATTGCGAGTAAAGACGCTTCCTGAGATGATGGCAGAAGCTAAGAAAATAGTAGATTCAGGTAAGGCAAAATTAGATTCGTATGATGGTTCTTATTAATGGCAGATTTAAATGTCAAGCTTCACGAGAAGCAACTAGAAGTATTTAATGACAACCACCGTTTCAAGATTTTAGCTGCTGGTAGGCGGTTTGGTAAAAGTAGGTTAGCCGCTTGGCTCCTTATTATTGAAGCCCTGAAGTCGACAGAGAAGGATGTATTCTATGTTGCGCCAACTTACCAACAAGCAAAAGACATCTTGTGGGGATTGTTAAAAGAGATTGGGCATGATGTCATTGCCTCGGCACATGAGAATACCTCTGTCCTTACTCTTGTCAATGGTCGTAAAATTTACCTAAAGGGTGCAGATAGACCTGACACTCTACGGGGTGTGGGTTTAGCGTTTCTTGTAATTGATGAGTATGCTGACTTAAAGCCAAATGTTTGGGAACAGATTTTACGCCCAGCCTTGTCAGACGTTCAGGGTGGTGCGGTGTTTATCGGGACACCTAAAGGTAGAAACCATTTTTACGAATTATTTAAATATGCGGAAAGTGAGAGAGATGATGAGTGGAAAGCGTTTCATTTTACTTCCTATGATAATCCCCTTATTCCAGCAAAAGAGTTTGACAATGCTAAACAAAGTATGTCATCTTTTGCGTTCCGCCAAGAGTTCATGGCATCGTTTGAAGCAGCAAGCCGTGACTTATTTAAAGAAGAATGGATAAAGATAGATGAAGAAGAACCTATTGAAGGTCGTTTTTTCATTACTGTTGACTTGGCTGGTTTTATTAATGTTGATAGAGAATCAGGGAATAAGAATAAAAAGCTGGATGAAACGGCTATAGCTGTTGTTAAAGTGCACGAAGGTGGTTGGTGGGTTGCAGATATTTTGCATGGTAGGTGGGATATTCAAGAAACTTGCG